GAAAGGTACAATAAGTCTGTAGAAGAAGGATACGATGACTATAGTCTTATTGACTACTCAGGAACTAAACCAGACAAGGATGACTACGAAGACTTTCAAGAGTATATCAACGATCTATGTGAATATATAGGAAACAAATTTAGGTATACATATGGCAGTAAAGCGAAAAAGAAAACCTAGCAATATGAAGGGCATTACCATTGGTCGGGGCATGAAGCGTCCCACCAAAGCTGGTGCCGGTATGACTAAGAAAGGTGTTGCTAAGTATCGTAGACAGAACCCCGGCTCTAAACTACAGACTGCTGTTACTGAGAAAAATCCGTCTAAGAAAAGGGCCGCAAGGCGTAAGTCATACTGCGCTAGGTCTGCTGGACAAATGAAGAAGTTTCCAAAGGCTGCTAAGAATCCAAATAGCCGTCTAAGGCAAGCTCGTAAGCGGTGGAGGTGTTAATGAAAAAATCTGTAGATGCTCCGAAAGGATATCACTGGATGAAGTCTGGCAAAGGCTTTAAGCTTATGAAGAATCCTAGAGGTGGTTATGTGCCGCATAAGGGTGCTTCTAAGAAAGCCAGCTTTGAAGTTCAGAAGATACATAAAAAATAATGAATAAGAAACGTGATCCTAAAGTAGGTACTGGTAAAAAGCCTAAAGGTTCTGGTCGAAGACTTTATACTGATGAAAATCCAAAAGATACAGTTAGTATAAAGTTTGCTACTCCAGCAGATGCCAGAGCTACGGTGGCAAAGGTTAAAAAAATAAATAAGCCTTATGCTCGTAAAGTACAAATACTTACTGTAGGAGAACAACGTGCTAAAGTTATGGGTAAAACTCAAGTAGCTTCTATATTTAAAAAAGGTAAAGAAGCTATGAAAAAAGCAAGAGGTAGCAATGGCAAACGTAATAAAGCGTAAGAAAGGCGGCACAGCCACTAAACGTGACCCAAAGAAGTGGGCAGCAGCAAAGGCCAGAGCAAAGCGTAAGATGGGTGGTAAGCACTCTGCTAGAGCTATGCAGCTTGCTGTTAAGTATTACAAGGATGCCGGTGGAACTTATAAAGGTAAGAAGAAATCTACTAATAAACTGTCAAAGTGGAGCAAACAGAAATGGCGCACGAAGTCAGGCAAACCCTCTGGCAAAACCGGAGAGCGTTATCTACCGGAGAAAGCAATCAAAGCTTTGTCGGCAAAGGAATATGCAGCGACCACCAGAGCAAAGAGAAAAGGGACTGCTGCCGGAAAGCAGTTCGTGAAGCAGCCCAAAAAGATAGCACGAAAAACAAAAAGGTTTAGAACGTAATGGCAGTATCAGGAACATATGACTTTAACCTTGACATAGATGAGGTTATACAAGAAGCTAGTGAGATGATTGGTGGTGAAGATACCCTTGGTCACGAACCAGCTTCTGCACGTAGATCAATCAATCTTATGCTTAAAGATTGGCAGAACAGAGGTGTTCTTCTGTGGAGTACTTCTGTATCTAGTGTAACTGTATCGGCCAGCACTGCAACTTATTCTCTTTCCTCTTCTACTATAGATGCTTTAGAAGTTGTTCTTAATAGAGATAGCACAGACATTCAACTTGATCGTATTACTCCTGAAGAATACCTTCTAATTCCTAATAAGACACAGACAGGTCGTCCTACTCAATATTCTATACGCAGAGGACGTGACAATCCTGTAATGTCTGTCTGGCCGCTCCCTGAAAATTCTACAGACGTTTTGAAGATGGAAATTGTATCTGAACTTCAAGATGTAAACAAATCTGCTATACAAAATGCAGACTTGCCTAAAAGATTTTTGCCGTGCCTGACCTGTGGTCTTGCATACTATATGGCAATGAAGCGTCCGCTTGTTTCTGAAAACAGGATCATGATGCTAAAATCAAATTATGAAGAGTTATTGGCTAGAGCTATGGAAGAAGATCGTGAAAGAGCTTCTATGTATCTTCGTCCTAAACTAAGGTATATCTAGTGGCTAGTAATAAAAATGCACTAGCTATGTGCGATACGTGTGGGTTTGTATATCCGCATCGCACTATGAGAATGAATAGCTATGGGATGCTGGTATGCCCAGAGGACTTTGAAGGAGCGTTTGATCTGAAGAACCATCCTCAAAATCAAGTGCCTGATGTAAGAGATAATCCAGCTATTCTCAATCCTCGTCCAGATACGGGCGGTAGAAATCTTACATGGAGCGAGGCTTCAAGTACTTGGGGATCAACAGATAAATATTGGAATCTAATATGAGTGATTTAACCGGACAGCTAATATCAAATACATATAAGCAGGTAATACTTGTTAGTTCTTCTACCAGTAATACTGGTGTTAATACTTCACTCAAAGCTGTACAGACGGGTGATGGAACTAATACTGCACTGAAGGTAGCTACTAATGCAGTACAGATCACTGGTGCGTTGGGTGTAGGTGGTGCTGTATCTCTGGATGGAAATCTTCATGTAGATGACAAAGTATGTGCCAGTGCTTTCTATGGTGATGGATCAAATCTTAGTGGTGTAACAGCAACGATTGCTGGTAACATATCAGTAAGCAATGCCACAGTAGGTGGCAATCTTTATGTAGGCGGTACTGCCACAGTTGCTGGTGCGGCACACTTACAGTCAAGTCTGTCCGTTGCAGGGGCTGCTCAGTTTGCAAGCACGGTAACTGTAGTTGGTGCAGCACAATTTCAAAGCACCGTAACTGCTGTTGGTGCAGCTACTTTTAAATCTACAGTTACAGTAGAAAATGTAGCAGCCCTGAAAAATAACGTAACAGTTGGTGGTACGTTTAATGTAGCTGGCGCAGCCACCTTTACTTCTAAAACAGAGTTTGATAATGATGTATCAGTCAGTGGTCGCCTTGATGTTGCTTCTTCTGTTTGTGTAGGAGGTATTGCAAACTTTGCTACTGATGTATCAGTAAGTGGAAATATAAATGTAGTTGGTAATGTAACTGCTGCATTTTATTACGGAGATGGTAGAAATCTAACTAATGTAGAAGCTGAACTTGGTACTGCAACAAACATCTCTGTATCAGGATTTGTTAATGTAGGTGGTAATCTTTCTGTAAGTGGTACATCTAATATAGTAGGTGCTGCTAGTTTTCAGTCAACAGTTACAGTTGTAGGTGCTGGCACGTTTAAAGATGATGTATCAGTTAGCGGTAATACTAGATTACTTGGTACAGTTACAGTGGGTGGAGCAGTAAGCCTTGCATCAACTCTAAGTGTAGGTGGAGCAGCTAACTTTGGTTCAACAGTAACAGTTGCTGGTGCAGTTAGCCTTGCATCAACTCTTAGTGTAGGTGGAGCAGCAAACTTTGCCAGTACAGTTACAGTTGTTGGTATAGGCACATTTAAAGACAATGTTTCTGTAAGTGGTAATACTAATCTTGGTGGAACAGTAACAGTAGCTGGAGCAGTATCATTAGCATCAACTCTTAGTGTAGGGGGAGCAGCAAACTTTGCAAGTACAGTAACTATTGCTGGTACAAATATTCAAGCTGCTAATGCAAGAGTATGTGCCAGTGCGTATTATGGTGATGGTTCTAATCTTACAAATGTAGGTATTAGTGGAAATATATCTGTCAACAATGCAACAGTTGGCGGAAACTTGCATGTTGGTGGAACAGTAACTGCTGTTGGTGCTGCTATATTTAATAGTACAGTAACTGTCTCTGGCAATGCTACATTTAAAACAAATGTTTCTGTAAGCGGTAATACCAATCTTGGTGGAACTGTAACAGTTGCTGGTGCAGTCTCACTAGCCTCTACATTGTCAGTGGGTGGTGCAGCTAACTTTGGTTCTACAGTAACTATAGCGGGAGCAGTATCTCTTGCATCTACTCTTTCAGTAGGCGGTGCTACAAATCTGGCAAGCACTGTGACAGTTGTGGGCGCTGGTACGTTTAAAGATGATGTATCAGTAAGCGGTAACACTAATCTTGGCGGCACAGTTACTGTTGGTGGTGCAGTTTCACTAGCATCTACTCTAAGTGTTGGAGGGGCATCAAACTTTGGCAGCACTGTTACAGTAGCAGGAGCAGTATCTCTAGCCTCTACTCTTAGCGTTGGTGGGGCAACTAATCTTCTTAGCACAGTAACTGCTACAGGTAATGCTGGATTCTTAGGCACAGTACGAGTAAGCGGTGCAACAAGTCTTGAAGCTGGTTTGGTTGTTGGCGGTAAGGCAGAGTTTGATAGTGATGTATGTGTATCAGGAAACACTCAGTTAGTTGGTACACTTAAAGTAACAGGTGCTACTACTATTACAGGTAACTCAGGCTTCTTAGGAACTGTCAGAGTATCTGGTGCTACTTCTTTGGAAGGTACTGCACACATTACAGGTACAGCTACGATTACAGGTAACTCTGGTTTTCTTGGAACTGTACGAGTATCTGGTAATACTTCTCTGGAAGGACAACTACAGCTAACTCAGTCAGGGGCTGCTGCTGTACATACTACTGCAATCAATGGTGTGACATCTGTGTCTCTTAACTTTGGTATAGCGCAGAACTTCTTTACCTCTGTTACTGCCGCACATACTCTGGCACGTCCTACTAATGCAAGGGTAGGACAGGTTGGTAGTATTCTACTAATGCAAGATGGTGGCTCTGGAACAATGTCTTACAATGCATGTTTTAAATTTATCGGCGGTACAGCACCAACACTATCGACAGATGATAATGCAATGGATAGATTAGATTATATAGTTGTATCGGTTTCCTCTGATAATACTGCTGAAAATATTCAAGCAGTAATGACACAAGCTTATAGTTAGGATTAATAAGAATGGTATTTAGTAATAATCTTCTCATGGGTGCGGCTGGGCAATCTACTGGATATACCATCGATCAGTCGATCCGGTTTAATGACAACGATGACGCACATCTCTACAACACAAGTTTCAGTGCCAGCCCAACATCCTCTACAGACTGCACTTTTTCAACTTGGGTTAAGCGTGGAAATTTTGGCAGCTATCAAGTTCTGGTCTATGGGGGTAATCCTGCTGGCAGCACCGCTGAGTCAATTCGTTTTGACAACGACGAAGACCTAAGAATTTCTCAAGCAAGTAGTGCCTATGACCTAAAAACGGATCAAAAATTCAGAGACGTTGCTGGCTGGTATCATATTGTAGTCGCTTTTGATACGGATAACGCTACAGCTAGCGAAAGAATTAAACTTTATGTAAATGGCGAACGTGTAACTAGTTTTAGCACAGAGACTTATCCCAGTTCTGGCTACAGCACTAACTTTACGTCTGGAGCAGCTTCGGTTGCTCACGTTCTTGGTGCTAACGCATATGAAGGTTCGGGGCCAGATTCACAGCACTTCGATGGCTATCAAGCTGAAATTAACTTCGTAGACGGGCAAGTACTAGACCCAACCAGCTTCGGCGAAACCAACAGCAACACCGGCCAGTGGGTGCCGGTAAAGTACACTGGCTCCTACGGAACCAATGGATTTTATATCACAGGCGCTGACAGTGCTGATCTAGGTGCAGACGACAGCGGCAACGGCAACAACTTCACCAGCAGCAGCGGGGGTTTTACTGCGGCGGATCAG